AAAAAAAAGAAACCTCACTTATTAGTAATTAATGAAAAAGATTATAATGTTTTTACTCCAGATAATTGCGATGATTTAAAACCAGAAAATTTAGAACTTCAATTAAATAAAATGGCAATAGTTGCCAAACGTAGAGAAAGAGTAATGGAAAACCATGCTGGTAAAACTACTTGGTTCCAAGATATTCCATGTGATTTCGACCACTTCTTTTGGAACGGTTTAGGAGATCACAAACAAGCAGCAATGAAACTATGGGGTTTACTATGAGAGAAGATAACTCAATGATTAATCCTCAATCTTGGCTGCTGAAAAAAGAATTAGTAAAGAAAAAAAACAAATCAAAAGGTATGCTCCTTATATTGATTGTTTTTCTTATCTCCCTCATAGTTATAAGTCATCTCTTTACTAATAACGGTAGCCAGATGCGTTTGATCGAGAGGTTAAACCTGGGTTTTATAACAGGCAGTTATCTTTCCCCAGTTTCATTCATCTGGCTATCAGAAAGGGATTATGGGTAAAGTTATTAATATTAATAAAATTGAAAATGAAATAACAAAGTTAAAAGCTAATGGCGGTATGTGGGAGATTGGCAATGGTAAATTTGCTATCAAACATTTAGAATTAGAAAAATTAGCCAACACTTATAATATTGAAACCAATGTAGAAATAAAACATTGTAATTTAGAAAAAGGTTGTGCAGTAGTTAAAGCTGTTGCAACATTTAACGGTAAAAACTTTTATACACTTGGAGAAGTTTCCCCTCTTAATAATGATTTTATATTTCCTGTAGCTGTAGCAGAAAAGAGAGCTGCGGATCGAGCTATTCTTAAAGCTCTTGGTATTCATGGTAATATTTATAGTTCAGAAGAATTATCAAATATAAAAAATAATAATAATCAAAATACCGGTATAGATTTAAACCAGGAAACAATCATTTTAGAAAGAATTAAAAACGCAAGTCATCAAGCAAACTTGGAACAAATTAAAAGTCAAAATAAAGATTTCTTAACAGAGCTAAAGAAACAAGATTTAAAAAGGTACGAAAAATTAAAACAAGCCTTTTTAAATAGAAACCAGCAATTCATAGGAGGATAATATATATGGCTGATTTTAAAAATAAACCAAAAGACCCAAACTGGATGTGTACCTTTTCATTGAAGAGGAACCCAGATAAAAAACCTGGCGATAATAAACCAGATCTAGTTTTGGTGGATAGTGAAAAGATAAATCAAAAATCTGGGAAACCTTATCGTAAGAACTTTACGATTAATGGTACCTGGTGCGAGGCAGCTTGTTATATCCAAGAAAATAAGGATCTAAAAATTACCATTAAGAAAACTGGTGGAGATAAGCCAGCTTCTAATGATGGATTTGACGATCAATTTTAGGGGAAACAATGCAATATGGCTTAACTGAAAAGCAACTAAAACTTTTTAAGTTTATTAAAAGCTATATTTCTAAAAAAAACATATCGCCATCTTACGATGAAATGAAGGTGGCGATAGGTGCAAAATCCAAATGTGGAATTTATGCTAGAATTAAACAATTAGAGGAAAGAGGATGGATAAAAAAACTACCAGGAAAAGCAAGAAGTATCCAAGTAATAAAATGACAAATGCGGATATGTTTAAACCAATGATTTACGATAGTTTAGAAACCCAGGTAGACGGCAATCATTATAAAGGAATGAAGATCCAGCCAGCACAATTTATAAACGAAAATAAACTTCCATTTGCTGAAGGAAATGTTATAAAATACACCTGTAGACATTCAAAAAAAGGCAAAATTCAAGACATCAATAAAGCCATTCACTATTTACAAATGATTAAAGAAAGAGATTACCCAAATGGGTAAAGTTGAAAAATTCTGGTCTGGTTCTGTTTCATTTACAGCTACAGAAACCTTTAAAGATCTGGATACTGCGGTTAAAGCTAGTGTGCCAACTACCGCAGCTAAAATAGTAATTGATGAAAAAACTATCAGTTACGATTTCAATAGGATGAAGGAGGTTAGTAATCCAAATGATAACACACTACCAACACCTGGGAAAAGAAATCCAGGAGAAAGAAAAGGAGAGAAAAAAGTTGAACAGAAAAATAAATAAGTTGTTAAAAGACGATACTGTTCATCCAGCTATTGCTGCTCTTTCTAAACAAAGTCATTCAAAGCTGATTGATATAATTACTTTGAAAGACGAACAAAGTAAATTACCAGGTTAAACTGGTACTTTATAACTATTCTAAACTAATTGAATATTAGTAATACCCTCATTTTGCCTTGATAAATTTGCTTATTTGTCAATTTAATATTTATTTATCCATAAGTGTTGACAAACTAGCAACTAACACTTATATAAATAATGTATGGTAAAAAACTTAAAAAGATACAAGTTCGCTACCTTCTCTGCTTTAGAGAAATACTTTACTAAAATAATCCTTCCACAAAAAAATAAATCTTCAAAGGTTATCGGTAAGGTTTTGCTTGTGTGGGATAAAACAAAAAAGGAGGCTGCTTGATAATTCACTATGTAAAACAAACTGATCCATGGAGAACCTGGATGAAAAAAGATGTTTCATATAAGGTTCCTAAGATCTCTAACAATACCGACAAGGGTAAATGGTTAAATTCTTTTGTTGGTAAATTTTTTACTGGATCTCATAACTATAACTTTGATGGCAAGATCCATGTAAAATTAAAAACTACTCAATTCAAAATGAATAACGATTTATCTGTGATGGTAGCGTGGTTTAAGAATTTAAAAAAACTTAAACAAGATCAGTTTGTTGGAGAAGTTTTTAAGGCTCAATTATACAGAAACAATTTAAAGGAGGCTGCTTAATGTATAAAGGTTATAAAGTTGGAGATAAAATAAAAAGAAAAGATGGATCTATAAGAGTTATTACTCTTTATGATTTACTAGCTGCTCTTGGAGCAGCAGATCTTGCAAATAAAGTTGATACTAAAAGTTGGAAAAAATTTGATAAGTTTTTTCATGGCTTTTTAGTTGCTGCAAGATTAGTAAAAAACGCTGCTGGAAAAAAACTTTTAAAAGAGCTTAATATTGAAGTTGGCAACGGCAAGTTAAACATGGATGCTATCTTAGAAAATCACAAACAATTAAATAAGGAGGCTGCTTAATGAATAAACTATATCAAAAATGCAAAGCTAAATATGATGCAGAAGTTTCCCAGGGAAATAAAAATCCCTATGTTTCAATTTCTGCTACAGAGTTAGCAACTTTAATTCTTGAAGGTATTAAAAAGAAATATCCTCAATACAAGTTTGCAAAAAGCAGTAAGTATTTTGCAGGAGGCTGCTCTGTAGATATTTATTTACAGGATGGTTGGAAAAAAGGAGTTACCAAAGAACAAACAGATGAGATGCAAAAGTTTGTAGATACTTATTCTGGTGCAGGTTTTGATGGCATGGTTGATTACAAATACTATGAAGATATTTGGTTAATGCCAGATGGATCTGTTGCTGCTGCAGATAACAATGGAGGTGGAGCTGTTACTGGTGGTTCCGTTCAAGGTTATGATTATCCAAAACCAGTTGAGCAGGCAGTAAAAGTTTCTTCTGGAGCTTGGGTAACTTTCAACAGTAATCCAAAATATGGCAGCAAAGACTATGAGCCATATTGGGAGCAGAAGAAAAAAGAATATGCAGAAAAAGAAAAACAAAAACAACAAGGAGCTGTTTAATTGAAATTTCAAGTTCAAAGAGTTAATAACTCCAAGGGTCATCTTATTTATTGGAAGGTTGTTGGTTATGAAGGTAAACAAAAAATTACCGTTAAAGAAAATGGAGAAACAGTTAAGTTTCAACCAAATCAAAAAAGACAAGCTAATATATATAAAGATAGTTTAAAACCAGAAGAAATTAGTTTACCTGGTGGAAGAGTTAAATTTGAAAATGCTTTTTCAGATTATTTTAAGTATTTAAAAAACGATAAACTTAACCAGGAAGAGAGTAACCATGTTAAAATTAGCCTGTTAAAGCTCCATATCCAGCCGTATATTAACAAAGTTTGGGTTAATGAGTATATCTTAGCAGATTTTTTAAAGTATACCCTTCCAAGAGTTAATAGCAGTAAAAAATGGGTTAATAGAAATAAAGGAACTTTAATTCAATTAAATAAAACCATTGGTAAAAAAACTATTAAATATGCTGTTGCAGAATTTAAGTTATTTTTAAAATACTGCAAAGCAAATAAATGGCATATAGACGAAAGTATCTTAGACTTTCAATTCCACAAAAATTTCTTTCAACAGGTTCCAAAAGATTATTGGATCCCACAATATGCAAATGTTGTTAGATTATGTAATGAAGAACACGATATAAAAATGAAAGCTCTTTATAGATTGGCAGCTGAGACAGGTGCTAGACCAAATGAAGTTGTTGCAATCTGTTATAATGATGTAGATTTTGATAAAGGATTAATTCACTTTAGACATTCTTTAGATAAAAAAAGTAATTTTAGAGAAAACTTTTTAAAGACCGACAGCTCCAGAAGATCCGTTGAGGTGTCAGATCTTTGTTTAAATATATTAAAATTACATATGCAGAACCAGATTTTTCCTAAAAAAGAAGGTTTATTAAAAAGAGTATTTAATATTACTAAAGGAACAGCTTATAAAAAAATTAAACAATCTACTAAAAAACTGGGTATTGATTGGCAAGAAGGATTTGCTGTGTTTAGACCGTTCAATAGTTCTTTAGTTAGAGACATGAAAATTCTTACTGATAAACAATTCCAAGATAGATATGGCTGGACCAATCTAAAAACATTTGGAAAGTTTTATCAAAAGGATCTTAATATGAATAAGACAAAAAGACTAGCTGCCATAAACAATCTAATAAAAGGATAAAATATGGATGCACTACACTATAAAGGAAGAATTGCAAAGTTTCTCTTTGCCTTTAGGTTCCTAGATAAAGTTATAGATAATGGCAATGGTTCACAATCAAGATTGCCAAAACATAAAAACCAAACAGTTCATGCTAAAGCACAAGGTAAAACTTTTCAGCAAGTACAAAAACAAGAAAAGGGTCAAAACGGAATACCAGCACATGATTTGTTTTTATTATTAAAAAAGGAAGGTTACGACATTAACTTAATGTTTAATACTAATCCAGAAGAGGTATTGGCAAAGATAGATAAGAAATACCACAAAAAAGTATTAGAGAATTTTGCTAGAGTAGATAAAAATATAGAACAAGAAAGGAAACTCCAAGCAAAATATAGACCAATGCTCCCAAAGTTAGAACGGGAGCTTGCATATCAATCAACATATAAAGGATAATATGTTTAAAACAAAGGTGGGGAGAAATCCCCACTTTAAAATATGACAATTAAAAAAGATCTTTATGTTTGGGTAGTAAAAAATGGTTCTAATAGACCAAAAAAAATTAAATTAAAAAAATTAATTAATACTCTTAATCTTGAATTATTTACTAAAAAATTCTTTGTGAATAAAGAAGAAGCTAAACAATATATTAAAGGAGGTAAATAAATAATAAGTTAAGAAAGATTGGCGGGGATCCATACTCCCCGCCTATAATAATTCACTCCCCACTTTACTCCCCACTTAAAAAAAAATATTAATTATCAACACTTTTTTTAGAGGAGCGATAGCATTTGAACCTACCGTTAAAATCTCCGATTTGTATTGTTATATAACAGTTTCTTTCTTAAATTGTAAAAAAATAGTTGACAAATATACCTATAAAATAACCTTTTAAAATAGTGAAGTTTCTATTTGATACCATCTTTTACTCCCCATATACTCCCCAATTTAAAATTGTCTGGGTGTAGCGAAGCCTGGTATCGCATCTGCTTTGGGAGCAGAGGATCGGAGGTTCAAATCCTCCCACCCAGACCACTATTTGATCTTTATAATTTTTATATTATTATTAATTTATGAAGAAAAAAAAAATTTATACTGCTGAACAAGTAAGAGAAATACACCAAAGAATGAAAAAAGATGTAGAAGAAAGATCTAAATTAAAAGCATTACAAATAAGAAATACTGCTTTTATTTTATTAAAAAAAGACCCTAAAATAAAATTAAATTAATTATTCAAAAGTCTTATCCAAAGCTCTCTGGTTATCATCTTCTTTCATACATTGATAATGAGCTTTAGTTTTATCTAAAAAAGCTACAAAACTTTCAGTATTTTCCATTTCCTTTTTGCAATACCTACATGGTCCAATATTCATTACATATTGAACTGGTTTTACCCACGTCTTTTTTTTCTGTTTTTGCATTTGCATCTAGGAGCTTGCCAGGCAAAGAGCCATTCGGTTACTTTATCTATACCGCCAAAAAATTTTAATAAAATTTTATCAATCATTGCTTATTCCATTTAAAAGTTTGTTTAATACTTTTACTTGTTTTATCTTTACCATTTTCAGAAGTACCATATTCAACAGTAGTTTGATTTGGCTCTAACTTATAAACACAAGCTGTTAAAAATAATAAAGTATAGACTATAACTATTATCCAATACTTCATTTTTTCTTTTTAACTTTTTTTAAAACTTTATTCATTTTCTTGTGTAAGACTTTTTGATCTTGTTGAATTTTCATTAATTCAGATTTTAAATCCCAAGTAGCGTGAAGGTTCCAACCAATAAGTGAAACCAAAGCTACTAAAGCTAATCCAACTATTTTATCTTTTATATCCATTATTCCATTATTAATTTAGTTATTTTTTTTTCTCCCATATAAACTTCTATCTCTGCTTTAGATTTAATACATTTATATTGAACTCTATCTCCAGATTTTAATTGCCTCTCGGCTACCCTCTT